GCAACTAAGGGTTGATAACCAAAACCACCAACTGATCCAACAGATAAAATTTTACCACCAGATGGGTAATTACTTCTGTTTGCATTCTCACCTAGAACTTCATCAGTTGGTCTACGATATTCTGAGAGAGCATCTGATTCACCTGTAAATGTAATTGTAGTAATACCAAGAAACTGATTGAAATTATAATTTCCTTGCTCTAGAGATGATGGTTGTTGGAATGCATCATTAACTAGAACACAACCATTATTTGTTGCAAATCCAATAGCATTGATTTTAGAATCTCCAAATCCAGTTGTTAAGGTGAATGCACTTTGAATACCTGTAAATTCATGTGAAATATCATTAAACACCATGTTATTGGTGTATGTCTCTTGAGTAGAATTCCGTCTAGCAGTTCTAGTAAAGACTCTTCCATGGAAAGTTGAATGAGTTACAATACCAGCAAATGACCTTGAATCTGGATCAGTTGTAGTGCTTAATGGTGTATTACCTGCAGGTGCTTCAGCAAAATGTAATGTATTCTTATTAATATTATAATTACCTGTTAACTTAGTGACAACAGAACCAGCTGAGTGAGCAGCAAGACCTGTTCCTAATTGTGCTCTTAATAGTTTAAGATTATTACCACCTACACCAACATCAAGAACTTTACATATCTCTTCATCAATTTTAACCAGATCTGCTGCAGCGAACGACGTTATTCCTGTCACAGCAGTGATTTGGGCAAACACTATATCAGCACTAAGAGCAGTTGTAACAGCAGTACCAGCAACTGGTGATTGTATTACATTATCAATAGTTATGATCGCCTTAGAGTTTTCATTGACAGCAGTTATGTGATGTGATGTTCCAATACCAACTGAAGTGAGTGTGAATACTTCAGGGTTCTTCTTCAATGCTTTTTCTGCTGATTCAGCAAATCTTAGTCCATCATCACCAAATTTAACAACAAATAGTTCTTGTGGAAGTTTGTCAGTTGTTCCAATACCAGCAACCACTGTCTCCTCAATACCAACAGCATTAATGCTACCTGCACCTTGGAAACTGTAATTTACTTTTTCACCAGTAACAAAGAAATGATCTGGAATGTTAATTGTATTTCTTGCTATATTAACACCATTTCCACCAGTTCCCTCATCTCTATTACCAAAGAATTGTTTTCTGAATATGGGTTCTTCATTATGTTTCAAGTCAAAGGCAGTTTGAAGATCTAATTTAGTTCCTACATATCTACCTCTGTTACTAAGAACTTCAACATTACCAAGTGGTAGATTTGGAGCAACTTCAATATTATCAAATATCTGTAATTCAATTCCAAAAACTATTGCATTGGCAGCATGTTCTGAAAAATAAGTTAGATTAACATTATTACCACTAGAACTTGCACTTACTGTTCCCAAAGATCCAGTGTTAATACCAACTTCCCCAAAATCAACAACTGCTTCATTATTTTCTGAATTAATTAAAGCAGCTTCAAAAGTCTCATACATTCCATCTGTATCACCAACTCCTTCTATGGCAACAAAATAATATGCTGCAGTTGGTCTGAAGTTAAAACCAGATCCATCACTACTATAAGTTGCAATTGGAGTAGTAACACCAGCAGCAACTTGTCTTTTATCTGATATGAGTCTAACTGTATCTAAAGTACAAGATCCAATACCAGATGTAGCATTAGTTGCTAAGAATATTGAAGAGGCATTTGCAGTTAATGCAACTCCAACATTAGGTATAAAATCAAGATTTACATTTCCTCCAGATATAGTTGCACTATAAGTACCAAATCCTGTCTGATTTTCACCTGCTTTATTTTGTATTTCACCATATTCTATTGCATTTACTTTTGTGCCATCATGAATAACAGTAACTTCACTACCAAAGAAATCTTGATTGGGGGTTTCAAGTTGAATCATAAAATGACCTGATCTAAATGCTACAGGCATTTTTGCAATAGTTGTAGTAACACCAATACCAATATCAACATGTGTGGTTGCAAATGAAACCATATTACCTAATGCTGTACTTGCTACACCTACAATGTTATCTTTCACACTTATAGAAGCATTAGTTACATCATATAAATTAAATTCATTTCTTATTGGAACAAAAGTTAGATCCCATCCTGTAGTTGATGGAATATAATCAAATGTTCCTAATTCTGGAAATGTCTCTAAAACAGCATATTCATTAATAAATGCCACATCATTATGTTGCATTAGAGAAACAATTGAAAATTGTCTTTCATCAGTAAATGTCTGATCTTTTACTAAAGTAAATACTTTGTTAAAAGTGTCATTTTTAGTAAACTCACCCACTCTAGAAAATTTAGTGGTTCTTTCATTATTATCAAATAATGAACTAAAATCATCAATATCAATAGCTTTATTTCCTATAGATTGGAAGAAATCAGTTATAGGTCTATTTGCAAATAATATATCTCTTGATACTAATTCACCATTTACATTAACTGCTATTTCACTTACATTATCAAAATCAGGATAAACATGAACTTCAGCAGTGCTTTGTATTTCAGCAATTGCTTCAAAGTTTGCTGGTTCAGTTCTAGTAATAGCAGCATCAGGATCTTTACTTTCTATGTCTAAATCACTGAATCTATCAAAACCTGCCACATGAGTTAGAGATTTTACTGTATCTCCCCAAGTATCAATTGGGACAAGAGATCTTAGTGCATAAGAGAATCTTTGGTAATAAGCATTATCAGGTAATCTTTGGAAACTATTGTTGAGCATCCCAGAGTCAGACTGGAATCCATGATTTACAGTAGCACCAGCACCAGTGGTTACTTCTGCAGGAAAACTTAAATTACCAGTAATGAAAGCAGATACTAGTGAACTTCTACCTTTAATTTTGGAACCAACATCAAATTCTTGTTCCGCAACTATTGTTAATTGATTACTCTCAGGTTTCCATCTTTGAATAGTTCCTACAGCACCAACTTCATCTTCAACTTTTTCACCATTG